TTCAAAAAAAATGAGTTAAAAGAAGTAGAAGAATCAAGGAAGAAGGAAAAGAAACAGGTATATATAAACCCAGATTCTTTAATCGGAAAAGAAATCAAGTACCAGACTGCTTTGCTGCATGAGATACTCCATGAATTAAGGAATAGGGGATGACAAGCACCCCCTACCATAAGGTTAATTGTTGTGAGCCGGCAAAAAGGAAGAGAGGTAAGGTATGGAACGTAGAGACAAGGTATTCCTCGCGAAGAAAATTGTAAAAGAACTTTCATCGCAAGGAATAACTGTAAAGGATTTAAATGATATTTGTGACCTTGTCAAAGCAATTGCAAGTAATGAAAAAATAACACTATTTTGTGTTGAGTCTTTCAACGACTGGTTCGATTAAAGCACTTATTTTAGAATAAGCTTTTTCAAAGGCGTCAATGGAATTTTTACATGCTTCGTCCATTGAAGCGGGCTGAATATCTTGCAGACATTGATTGACACATATAAGAGATAAGTCATAAACCAATTTGTTTTTATCCGAGTAAAATTCTCCCTCCATATTTACTCGGCCCTGGCGGGGGCCTGTAAGAACAATATAAGAATTGTGTCAATGGGGGAAAGAAGGAGGTGAGAGAAATGAACAATATTCAAACAGCACTACAGAACAAAAATCACGAAAAAGAGAAGATCATGCAAGAACCTTATGAAATAGTTAAGGCCAACGAAACACCTGTGGATTATGATCTTGAAGGATCAGATATAGCGGAGAAAATATGCGAACTGCTAATAAAAAGCAAAATGAGTTATTTACAGATGAATGAAGTGCTTTATCAAGCAGACAAAGCACTCCGATACAAGGCATTATCAAATTCCTGGAAATTTTGACCCTAAAAAATGTGATAATGCAGATTCCTCTTGGCAAGTAGCTGTATACACTTCTTCTAAGGCCCGACGATATAGACAATATCCATTGCCTCAGGAGTACCAACTTGACAAGCTGATATGAATACCCAGCCTTTTTCGAGAAGAGCATTAACTTGGGACTCACCGCTTTGATCGTCCCGTATTTCTCTTATTCGATAAATTTTATCAGGCATTTATGTACCCTCCTTTCTTCTGTACTCGGCGCTGCAACGCCTGTAAGTACATTATAGACAGGAGAAACTAATAAAACAAGAGGAGGTGGGAAGCAGTATGACCATTATCAAACAGATGTATGGAAATCCAGTAATGAATGTAAAGGGAATCTGTGAACAGTTCCATATCAGCGACCGTACCGCAAGAAAATATATGAAAGAAATCGAAGCAAACAGGGAAAGATACGGAGAATTTGCTGTAATGGGCGAAGGCCCCCTGAAAAGGGTGAATTACATGGCATTTACAGACTACTGGAAATATCGCAAGATGCTGGGCGATAAAAACGCAAGGAAACATGCGCCAGAGTATGATCCCAAGGAGATAGCAAAGGCATTAGGTTTTTATGCTACGGAGGTGATGTGAAATGGAAGAGCCGATTCACGGTATGACGGATGAAGAAATCCTCCGCAAACAGTTGGAGCTGTTAGCAGAGGTGTCACAAACGGCAGTGGAGAGTAGCTTGGCACCATTAACCACTGCAATGGTTGAAATCTATAAATTATTCAATAGACCAACCAAGATGGCGACGTTCTTGGCATGTTTCTCTGTGATATGTCTTTATTTTGTCATAAGCCTTTTGGTAAATGTCAAGAAGTTCTTCAGGAGAAAGTCCTGAAATGTCCTGCTGTTGAACATAAAGTATTGCGAGTGCTTCTATTTCATTAGCAGGGAAAGATAAAAGCGTGTTATTTGACATGCTAATCTTCTTTCTTTCGTACTCGGCCCTGGCGGGGGCCTGTAAGTACATTATAGGTGGGAGCAAAAAGAAAATCAACACAGAAGACCTGACGGAGTAAGGAGA